CAAAATTATAATGAAAATTATAATAAAGTTAAGACTTGGAATCGAAAAAAATTCCAAGATCCAAATGCTAAGAAGGAAAATCCAAAAATAACATTCGGAACCACTAAAGATTTTCATATCGATTACCCTTTAAAAACTGTTTTATTATCATCAATGAGCAAATATACATCACGAGCCGTCTCTGTTCGCACTGAAGCTGCAAGCTTACTTTTTAAAAAAATGGGTTATGAACCTAGAATTTCAATTGATACTAATATCCACGCTGATGAAGCTGAAGAACGCAGGGTTCTAGAGAATTATGCTGTAGCCAATTATATAGGATATCATGAAGAAGATACCAGTTTTGATGAATTTATGGTAGATGTCGATGCAAGCACAAGAAATTTAGAAGCAGGGTTTGCAATTAATGGGGGGCCTATGTGGCTCACAAAAACAGAATATAATGAAGATGCATATACACCTGAGGATTGTACCCGTATGGCCAAGTTCAAAACAAAGATGAGAAAGGGTATCACCTATCAAGTATGTAACCACCCTATTGAAACAAATCTATGTTCTTGTATCCCAAAACCAGTTAGCCGTTTATTGCTCTGCCACAATGTATATTACTCGAAGTTCCAACTCATTCAGAATTTTCTTGGAACTAGACTAACTAATGTTGTTTTAATTGTGGCCTGGCTATTTAACCCCAGTAAGGCTAGTGGTGAAGTCAAATTTGGTGATGACGTAACCTCCAGTTGGAATAAATATATTGATAATTATGGCTGGGAATGTGTACAATATCACGTTAAAGGTGAGCAAACATATGACCATAAGACTGTATTAAATGATTTATTCAATGTTGATACATTAGACATCGGACCTTACCACTTTCTAAAAAAAATAAAATTTGATCATGGGGACGCTCAGCAGGTCTTAATTGAAGTAACCAGGAGACCCAAGATACAATTAGGTCAAGGCCAAACCATTTATAATAGGGCTAAACTGGAATACGAAATCGGCAGCTCTCATAAACACAAGATCAATGTAATCAATAGCCGATTCAAATTATTAGAGACTGTTAATAGATTAGAGGAAAATGAGGTTGTTAACGTACAATGTTTTGACCCCTCTAATAATACTACTACACCTATGATAGTCAAAAAAATAGGGTTTAAGATTTATGCCATGCGTTATTATCAAAAACAAGGATGGGATCTCAACAGTTGGTTTAAATTCACAACAACCCCTGAAAATTTTTCTGTAGTGATTGAGCTAAAAATCCTTAATAACTTAGTACTTGATTTATTAACTAGGGACCCAAATCTCTTTGACTTTTCTCATATAGTAGCGGATTGTAAACGCTTAACTTCATCAGGTAATCCCAATTTTAATCTCATGGATGCTATACCAATAGTTGCAGACTGTTACATGACAGCTTCAATAATGGCCTTGCGCTTACAACAATTAAATAAGTCGGTTATGACAGATCTGTTAATTAAAGCAAAAAAAGGAGTCTTTCAAAAATTTGATGGCTTTAATATTAAGAATTGGCTAAATCTAGTACTGGGTAAAAATTTAAATAAAGATGACGTGGAATTGTTATATACAACAGTGCAGGCACAATGGTTTTGGGATAAACCCGATTTAGAAACCCAGCACATAAAGTTACAACAAAGCTCAAAACCTATAGTTGATGCCCTTTTAAATTCAAGTAACAATGATTTAAACAACTCCAGCTCTTCTGATTCTAGTTTAGATAGTCACAAAGCTGTTAAAGATTACAATTCGAAAGGACGCAAACCGGCTGACCTTAAGAAAATGGTTGAGACAAAACAACGTTCCAAACAAATAAAGCAAAGTCGTGTAATCCCAAAAGTATTCATTGAGAACAAACCCAACGAATCTTTAAATGTAAACTTGAGCGATCTAGTTGCTAGTGAATTTGTATCCTTTATCCAACTTGACCCTGATCTAGTTCAACCGCCAACCCGCCAAGAGTATGAATCCTTATGTCAGCTAAAGGAAGAATCTGCAATACAAGGAAAACCCTTCTATCAATCAGACAGATTGACCTATTTAAAAACTATTTATGAAATGGGAAAAGATATATCTAAAGAGAAGCAAACGGGAGTTGAATTGATGACTTTTAACTCCACTAACCCGCCAATAGAAGTAAAAAACCCTGAAGTCAATGGAATAGCAAAATCTAATATTATTACATCACAAAAACCAGCAACCTATGTGCCTGATAAGGCCCCTAGTGACTTTGAGGTGGTAATCAATGAAGGTAAGATTTGTATAGAAGAACCAGTGTATACAGGAGGGAAACCATTACCCAGAATAGATAAGAAACAAAATTTATTTGATGGGCTTGTAGTGGTTAAAAATGAGATGGAATTGCTTCAACAGGAAGTCAAAAGGAGGTATGATGCTAATGAGACACCGTATAAAGCAGCTATTCTTAAGGATGTACTAGACGGCAAAGGTAATAAGCGTTCTATTCCTACAATTTTAGGTGTTACCAATATTGAGTTGCCGTCCATGAGTGTAACCGTATCCGAGACTAATGATAATAAGAGGCGCCGTCTTTTGTTCTCATTAATGACGCGTAAAATAAAAAAACAGGTTTTTAAAAAACTTTGTCCCATCCGTAATGAAGTCGAGGTTCATAAACAAGATGTTATTCTTTTAGGGCAATGTGCACCTGACCAGTTTATTCAAGACTTTAAGATATTGCCTTGTGATATAGCACCAGACAAAATAAAATGCTTTGTTCCTGAAATACACCCTTCAACCCCATTAAACGTCCATAAGAGTGTGGGTTGCCGTTGTCATAATGAGGCCATGGCTAAGTATGTGTTCTGTCCTTCTACTACTAGTACGAATTTTAATCCAGTTATGTATCACAATTGTTTAATTAATATTGGTGCTGTTGCAGCTAGACCGTTAATGAAGGCTCCATTAGCCAACCCAACTATTGTTAAAGAATATCATAAATTTATAGATGAAACTTATTGGCCACAAATTCAAATTTTATTAGAGCAATACTTTAAATATGATGTTCCGAGCTGGTTTAATTCTCTTGATACAAAGCAACAACAGGAAGTCAAACCCTACATTTCTGGGGAATTATTAGCTAAAATTGACGAGGATGCATATGAAGCTTTTATAAAGGTTGAGAAGCAGACTGAGGGTGATAAATTACGTCAAATCGGAAATCCAAGTGCTGCCCATAAGTATGTACTTGGTCCTATTATTAAGCCATTAGACCGTCTATTACAACACTTACCTGGATGGGGAGTTGGAAAGTCTTATATAGAAGTTCAGAATGAAATTGCAGCTTGGGAAACAGAAGGTTTCAATGTTAGTGCCACAACAGATGTCAGTGGTTTAGATCAATCCCACCAATTGCACATTAAGTATGTTTGGATCAAGCTCATAACCTGGCTTGTTGATACTAATCGTATTCATCATGTTGATATCAAGACTTTTTTAAACTACGCTTTAAAAGAGAAATCAAAGTTGGTATACCGAGGCAAAGTTGGTGATAAACCTGATGCAGAAATCATACTTATATTAGATCTTATCGATAAATTGATAAGCGGCTCCTGTTACACAACTGATATAAATACTTTAATAATTGACTCAATCTTGAAATTCATCGCTTATCGGGAAAAATGGGAGCAACGTTCTAAAACAAGTGGTGATGACTCTGCAGCTTTTTATAAGGACTTAACTCCAGAACAGATCACAAAAGGTTATTATGCAGTTTTTAACCCGAAGGACTTAGGTCACATTCCGCATGGTTTGGGACTAACTCTTAAATACCTCATAATTGGTGACGTTTATGATGCACGCCCCTGTTCAACTGAACTCTATAAGTGTCAATGTGGCCCGAAAGCGGCAAGACTATTTTGGAAAGCTATTTCCTTCAGTTCTGTCAGTAGAGCTTGTTTGAGTCTATCCACCGAACAACAACAAGAATACATGACCCAAGTTGCTATAGCTGAGCGTATGTGGTCCAGTCAATTACCTATATTAAAAGTTTACTATGACCGCTTTGACCACAATAAGCAATTTTCAGAATTGGCTAAATTGCAAGGAACTGCAAAAGATGTTATGGTAGCTGATGAAGAATTTTGGCCATATTACAATAGTAAGGTAAGAATGGACAATCCAGTTGTTTATGAGCACTTTAAGCTTCTTTTTGGGGAACACGAAACTGAAATAATGTTAAATAGAGAAACTTATTCATGTCGTGAATGCCCGGCTTCATATGCAAGACATTTGGAAACCAAATATGGGATCATGCCTTCCGATATAGATATTCTAGAACAACAAATTACGGAATTGCAGCTAGGGGATGT